ATCTTCCCCATCACGTAATCCGCAAACTCTTTTTCGTCGACGGCCGCTCTTTCCTCCGTCGCGGTTGGGATGGTTTTTTTCTCCGTGCTGCGGGCGCGTTCGTCCCTGGCAATCGTTTCATCAATCGCCCTGATTTCCTTTTCGGCAGCGTCGAATTCCGCCACCTCTTCCTCGGCCATGGCTCTGGTTTCCTGATCCGCCTTGCTCACAAGACTGTCCATTTTTTGCTGGAGCTCGTCCCGTTTTTCCATAAGCGCTTTCAGATTGTTCATTTTTCTTCCTCCAAATTCATTTTTTAATGGCTTCTACCCGGCTGCGAAACACCGAGTTATCAAAAAACGGAGTATCGAGCTTTTCAGACTCGATCTCCGTGATTTGCGGGATATCTGCAATTGTCCTTGTTTCTATATCCACTTCGTTATCCGCCCGTATCTCAATGGATGTGGCGGAGTATATCGGATTTTTATTGACAACCAGCGTTACGTGATCCAAATCAAGGGACTTGATACGCCGGAGTGGAAGATCGCCCGCTCTCGCCTCCACTTCGTCCTGCACGTTGTACATACCAAATGACCAGCCCTTGATTTTTCCTTTCTTTGCAAGATCGATTAAGGTTTCGTCTGTAATCAACACGTCCGCGTGTAGCCCGATATTATCTTCGTACAGCTTTAGCGTTCCTTCGTCTGTACTGGCATACACGTGGTTGCTGTCATGATCGACCGTCACAGTGATATTCCCCGCACGGTTTATCGCCTGTTCAAACGCTCTCGACTCTATCTCCTCTACAACCTTACCATGAGGCGTAATCACCGGCCGGCTTTTTCTTTCCACAACGTTGACGTAGCCAGATATATGCGCCCCGTCTGCTCTGACCTCAATTTTCATTTGCGATTTCACCACCTTTCTGTTTGAGTCCACTTGCGATCGTTTCACCCATGACGCTGGTCTGGTTGGTGTTTGGCGTATAGATGGTTTTGGTTTTCGGATCATAAAGGACATCCTGCAATCCCAGCCGGATCCAGGACAACCCAAGCGGTTCCATGTCTTCCGCAAACCTCACTTCATCGATTTGCATAAAATTAGATTCGAGGGCGGTTTTATAGGCCTCAAACCGCTCCTTCATGTCGCCTTTTAACAACTCTTTGGTGTCAAACGCCCAATAAAAAAGGCCCTTCTCCCTTTCTAAGAGAAAGTCCTTGTTAAGAGCGCATTGAATTGTTGTCATCAATGGGATGGCGGCCAGCTTCGCCAGACTGGAAATATCGTTTTCGGGCGCTTTTCCCGACATTACGCCGGTTGAAATGTGAAATATTTTTGCAAATTCCTCCGCGTTGGAGGCCTTGTTCTCGTAAAGCTGCATTTCCGTTGACGTGCTTCCGCTTTCCTGAAATTCAAGACCGTTGTTAAGCACCGGAACATTGTCGCTGTTATTGTCGTATAAATTCGAAAACGCAACTTTGAGTTCTTCCAGCGCCTCTTTGGTTAACCTGCTCTTGGATTTCAAGAAACCTTTCTTGTTTCCGCCCTTTTTAACCAGCGCTCTTTCAAAACAAAGCGTCTGATATGCAACATCAATCAGCCTTGCGCTTTCTTCGGTAATTGGTGTTCCGGTAGCGCCGTCTTTGGTGTTGCGGAGAATTTTTAAAAACTCAAACGGTCGGTAGCTTTGTCCAAGAACCAGTATGTCGAAATCCTTAAAAATTGGATCTGTATTTTTCTGTATGGAAATTTGCGCTTCATCCACATAATGCAAGCTCTTAAATTCGCCTTTTGATTTGTGGATATAAGCATAACCGCCTTTTCCAACATAGTAATCCCGGACAATCGCTTTCCAAAACTCGTTTGCGTTCAGAGTATCGCCGGTCTCATCGTTCAGCAGTCGGATCCTCGGGTCGCTCTTCACTTCTTCTGCGCGCCCATCCCCCTCCCGATACAATTTGATCGGCGTACCGGCGACGATATTGGCAATTAGATCAATCCCGCCACTCACTGTCGGAATCTGCATTGCCATATCCTTTGTGACCCCGCCACCTCCAAGGATGGATTTTAAAAGCGCGTCCTCATATTGCACTTCCCCCGATCCGGCCCGGTTTTCGCCGCGTCTAAACAATCCCATACAATCAACTCCTATGTTGTCTGTACAACAAAATCCATATGTCCGTATAAAACCTCCTGCTGGCAAAGATACAAGGCGTTGATAAGCGCCACAACCATATCCACCTTACCGGCAGATTTCTTTTTATTGACATATTTGTTCAGGTTAGTGTCCTCTGTGCAACGGGCGTTCTGGAAATTAATCTCTAGCAGCCGATTTTCGTCATAACGGAAATGTCCACTTAAAATGCTTTCTTTCAGTAGCTTTGTCGGCATATGCAGTACGGATGAATGCTGCTTTATTTCTACACATTCAATTTCTTGTGATTCTAGCTTTTGCACGGTAGAAATTGCATTGTATCGGTCATAACCGCACTGCATGATTTCAACTTCATATTCAATCTCAAGCGCAAAAATAAAGTTTTCAACAGCTCCATAGTCAATCACTTCATCGCCGCAAGAAAAACAACAGCCGGATTTTATCAGTTTGGCATAATCGACGTTTTCTTTATTGGTTTTAAAACCTATCCGGTCTCTTGGAACAAATCCCCACACTTTTGCATAAAATACGCCGTCTTCCTCAGTCACCATAGCTACAGCTGTATTATCATCTGTTTGCGATAAGTCCAGACCCAGCCACACCCTTCGGCCAGCCCACCATGCATCGTCTTCCTGACGTTTGCACTTCTGCACCTTTTGAATATCAACAAACCCTTCAACGCCCAGACCCTTGTACATGATATTGCAATGTTTGCAAAGGAAATTTTCTCGCTTGTTTTCATAGAGGATTGCCATTGTTCTGAGGTCTTTTATCGATTTGAAAACTTCCGGATTGTTCACAGAGACTGGATTCGATTGATAAATCACAAAATCATTGGTTTCCCACTCTTTTGTAATTTCATCATCCGGCTCGTAGAGGAGAGCAAAAACATCTTCCTTCTCCGGCAGAAGCCCATCCAAAATCTTTTTTGCAATATCCACCTCATCGATCATCACGTTATTGTCGTTTGGATACTGTGTGGAAATTATAATGCCGAGCTTGTTGCGGATAGTAATCTGCGATGATCGCATAGCCTCTACCGGATAGCTATCCAAAGCACCAGCCTCATCCGCCAAAAAGATATTGGCCAGCCTGCCGTCCATACCGTCGTTTGAGTATGCCAGCGGCATATATTCAATATCGTTCAGCAGGCATGTAATCATATCGCGGTTGATCTTGAACCTATCAGCTAGAAGCGGGCTAACCTTGATGATCTTCCGCACGGCAAGCCTCAATTCCGATGAAAGTTTGTAATCTGGCGCCACCGAAAAGAATCGCGAAAAGCGCGGCTCTGTAAGCATACCAATGATAAATATCACGGCTGAATTGAATGTTTTGAAATTCTTCCGGCATATCTCCAGCAATGCGGTTGTATAAAACCGCCGGTTATCCTCTCGTCTCCTGGTACAAAACACGGCGACTATCAGAAACCAGGCGTAATCCTCAATGCCGTCATACATTGGGCACATCAAATCCGGGTGAACAATCAGTTTCAACAGATTGCCGATTTTATTGACGGATTTTTCACTTACATAAGCCGTATTATGTTTTCCATCCGCAATTTTCAGCCATACCTTTGCCTGCAACTTAACATATTTTCCAACCTTTTTGTTAGACTGCCTACAGCACCATTTGGCATACTTATAAGCTCTAGTTTCCTTAATCGTCATCCGCGTTCACTGCTTTCATAAGCGGATCTTCCTTCTGCTTGATGGATTGTGCCGCCAATGACCCTATTTTTGCCCTGGCTTGCGGCGACAGACACAGCTCGCTACAACCTCTCCACATATCGGCCTGATATTTTGCCCTGGTGCTCTGCAAGGAGGCCTCCATAAGCAGTTTATCATTGCCGTTAATCATGGCATTGATCTGCCGAACGCGGGATATAGCCACAGCCGTGCTTTCCAGCACATACACATCCAAGCTGCCGAGTATCTCGCTCTCCCGCAACTCGTTAACAATAAAGCAAAATATATCTTTCTGGTCATCGGATAAATGGTCAGGCGGATCCAGTTCCACCGGAGACCCGCGTAGCTTTTCCTCTACACGCCCCCGCAGCGCTTCCTCATCTCCGGCTATTGCTCCGGTTTTTACTTTTACCGACTTCGCCGGTCTTGCCATTCATCATCCCTCCTCAATTTCCATTTCTAAGATTTTTCACGTTTTTTAG